CCTGTTTCAATGTCAGAGAATCTTTCTCCGTACTCACCTCTTGCAGAACCTTTTCTGAAGAATTTAGTACCTTTAGCTAAATACTTGTTATCCAAGAAAGCTGTGTTGTTGTTGTTAACTAATTGAACAGTGTATACAAAACCGTCACCTGCTGGGATAATATCATCCGCAGTGATGTAAAGTTCTAGTCCATTATACTTATCATAAGTAATAATGTCACCATGTCCAAAAGTTCTTTTGTTAATTTTGATCCTAAATAAAGTCCCATCTGTACCTTTAGTAGTAGAGCCTGGTTCAATATCCGCAACAATGTACGGAAGATCTTGTGCAATAGGAGTTTGCCACTTGTACTCACCTCTAGCATTATCCACCATGATTGTATTCTTTCCACCGAATGAAGCCATTTGATATAAAGGCATTTCTACCTTTTGGGTCATAGCCCATAAATCAATTGGTCCCATATCCATAGGCTCAGGGTTACCGAGCATCTGTGTAAGGTGATAAGAATCAACATGTGAACTTGCTTTGTAGCTTGTATCACGTAGGAAAATCCCATTATTTAAAACTGGAGTTGCCATAATTTTGATTGTTTAGTTAATAATTGTTTTTGTTTATATTTAATTTACTTAATTAAATTCTTTTAAATATGTTGGTTGGTCTTTGAATTTTTCTTTTAGAAGATCTTTTACTTTCTTCATCTGTAGATTGAACTCCTAATGATGCACCTCCTGCATTTGATTGTTCACTCTTTAATTTTCTGACCGTTTTCTCAACACTTTTTTGAGCTCCTTTATCCATGATCTTAGCTTTATAAGCTTCTGGGTCTTGTAATAACCACAATGCCTCAGAGATCAAACCATAATTTGGCTCAACAAATTGATATTTTTCTAGTAAGTGACCAAGTAAATTTGTATTGGTACCACTTACTGAAGGATAATTAGGTTGAACTAAACCATTATATAACATAGCTTGAGTCTTTCTATCTACTTTAATATCTCCTAACTTACCTTCTTTTAATGTTTCATATACATTTTTCATGTATGCTTGTGATGCATTTTCTTGTTGTTTCTTCTTTAACTCTTGCTCTTGTAATTTTTGAGCAACAACTTTTTCTTGCATCTTATCTAATTTTGGTTTAAACTTAGAAGCTTGTGTTTCAAGTTTTCCTAAGTCTTTCCAAATTTCTATTTCTTCTTGTATATCTTCTGCAGTTCCATAACCAGTTGCACTTAAATATTCAGTAATGATCTTTTCTTGATCTCCTGCTTTCTTTATGTTTAACTCTTTATGTTGCTCTACTTGAGATAACGTAGCAAACATTCCTTTTAAATCTTTACCACCATCTGCTACATATTTTGCAGCAATTTGTAATTCTTGAGGTAAACTCTGAAAAAATTGTTTAGGTGTTTCACGTCTTACTTCATTAGCTTTCTCATCTAAGTTAGCTTGAATAAGTTCTTCCCAATCTTTAGAAGTGTACTCATCTAATGCTTTATCATCATCAAAAGGAACAATTTTATCTTCCTTAATTAATTTACTAAATACCTCTGAGATACCGCTTATTGATTTTCTACCTCTAGTTTCTTTTTCTTTTGTTTCTGGTTCTTCACCATTATCAAGAGAATCTAGAATATCACCTGCATCTTCTTTAACTTCTGTTTTAGCCTCAGCTACTTCTACTTCTTCAGTAGTTTCTTCTTTTTCTTCTACTTTTGCAGATATATCATCTACATCAGTAGCATCTGGATCAGCAAAAGACATGTCAGCTTTTTTAGTCAACCCAGAAAAAATGTTTTTAGGTTGAGCTTTATCATCTTGAATCATATCAGCACCACTTGGAGCGGCATTAAATATTTCATCTAAATTTATATCTACTTGTTCTACTTTACTTTTCACAGTTTGTGTTTCTGTTGCACTCATAATATTTGTTGGTTTTAATATTAATACTTCTTACATATATAATATAAGAAATGTTTATTGGAATAGCATCATACTAAACTTAAAAAATTTTAAGAAAACTAAAAATAAATTGCAGTATATAGCTAACGCTTACTTTTTCTTTTTAGTTTCTGGAGAATCATACTTGTTTTTGTTCTCTTTAGCAATTTGAAGTTTTGTGTCAGCAATTTGTTTAGATGCAACAATTTTTTCTCTTTCAACAGACAATCTACTATTTTCCATAGCTGATTTAGAAGCATTTTCTTCACGCTTCATATTCATCTGTTCACGGTATTGAGTAGTTTCTCTAATATCTTTCATAGCATCTTGGTAATCAGATACTTGATTTTGATTTATATCTACCATAGAACCATAACCTGCTGATTTAATTTCTGCTAACATAATATCATTCTGTCTATCTTTCTCATTTTCTTGCATTTCAACTTGAAGTTTTTGTTGTTCTTCTTGTTGCTTAGCTTGTATTTGTTGTTCTTGCATCTGACGTTGCTGTTGCATATCTTGTTCTCTCTGTGCTTGAACTCTTGTTTCAGAATCTTTAAGTATGTCTGATACTTCTGCAATTGAGTCAGCTTTAACAATATTACCTAGTTCATATATACTAGCTCCTGTAGTATTATTAGTTAATGCCATTTGTTTTAAGTTCTCTAAGATAGCTCTGTGATTAGTTTTAGTAGTTGCAAATACATTAAAATCTCTAAGTAATAGTTCAGTACCATTAATCTGGAAATTAACTTTCTCTGCTTCTGTAGAGATGTATGATAACCTAACACTTGGGTTTGTACTATAATAGTATTGTGCAAGATCAGTTCTCATTTGATGTACTCTTGGCATTAGATGATCTGAATGTTGTACAAAATACATCTCTGTTTGAGCGTATGATTGTTGCATAGCCTGAACTACCCCAGTTGCGGTTTGAGCTGATACAGCTCCTCCTAGACGTTGTGGGTTGATTCCTATAGCATCAAAACATTGTTGCTTAAAGTAATTAGCTAATTGTATTCTTGACATCAACCTACTAGTCTGCTCCATGTTTAGAGTTTGGTAATGATTGAAGTTAGTGGCATTCTCAGTATTAGTAATTGAAGTATCTAATGGTAACATTTGAAAATCTTTCATTGCTACCCATGCTTTTGAATAATTGTTTTTACCCCAATCTTCTCCCATTGAGTGACGTGGTAAAGCATTTTGATCAAACATGATTACTGTTCCTAATTCATCTATCAGAATGTCTGCAATTTGGTTATTAACCATATTGTACCCAACTTGATATGCCTTCATTAAATCTACTAATGAAGTTGATCTGGTATTTCTATCTGAAAACACCCTTCCTTCTACAGGAAGTTTACATCCATAAAGTGTATTGTTACCTTTAAATTGAAAAGGTAATCTACCAGGTTTAGTTCTATTTATTCCTAAATATATAGGGTTTATATTATCACCCATTGAAGATTGCCACATAGCAGGTAAATTTGGACCAACCTTAACTCCTCCCCATACTTCATTAATCCATATCCATTCTACAAATTCTCCTTGTAATAAATTCTCTTTACTTTTATTTTTAAAAATTGATGTATCAAAGATTGCTTTTTTAGTAATCTTAAATGTTTCATCAACTATCTCTTGTGTTACTTCACCATCATCTTCAATCTTTGTTAAATGTCCAACCTTTCTTTGTGTCTTCCAATAAATTGTAGCAACTCTCATTAAGTTTCCTTCACCCCATGATGAAATATCTTCATTCTCATCTAAGATTTCACTAAGTATATCACCCCCATTAGCTGGATTATTCCAGTAGTTACTTGTATATTGTCTATATGCTAAACCAGGTGAATTAGTATTCCATTCATGTGATCTTGTTGCATCATAATAGGCTCCATCATTTTGATAACCATTTACTTGATATTGTGCTGATCTTGCTGGATATATTTTTTGTAATGATTCTAGTTGTTTACTATCCATTAAATATCCATATCTATCTACTACATCAGATACAGTCATTAAATCTACTTTACCTGCATAATTTGAATCAGCTATATATCTTTGGTCAGGAGATTTTTGATAGAAAGTTAATACAGGATTCCATAGCTCTACATCATAGTCATCTTCTAGCATACGGAAATGCCAAAATTCTCTATCTGCAATAAGCATATCTCTAAATCCTCTTTCTTCAAGTTCTTGCATTTTAAATCTTTCATCATCTACTGCAAGTTGGTGGGATGCCCACTCTTCTACCATACTTCTATATGACTTACTAAAAAAGTCTTCTATTTCAGGTAATGATTTTAATCCTTCAGGGGATAGTTGCTGCTGTGCTTCTTCAGAAGATGGATCCATACCCATCTCTACCATTCTTCTTACCAGGTTTGCTTCTGCATCAGAAAGTAATGCTTCTTCAATTTGGAATCTCTTTTGTTCTAACATCTCATTATAAGATGCATCATCTACTGCTCTAAATTGTACTTTAGAATATCTCTTTGCAAATTCACCAGTTAATACATTTATTACATTAGGTACAATAGGATAAAACTTTAATTCTAAAGCAGAGTCATTCTCTTTAGTAAGTACATCCATCATATCTTTATAATCATTGTCTGGTTCAACAATGTAATCTGTTTTATCTATAACACCTTTTGCAAGTTTGTAGTTTTTTAATAACCTTCTAGAATTAATACGTAAGAATTCAATACCTTGAAGTTCTAACCAATCTAGATTCCATGCAGCCCAATCATCATCTTTTTGCTTGTATGGTAAAAACTGAACCGGCTGTGTTAAACTAGAAAATGTTGGGCCACCTTCTGCTTTGGCTCCATTCTTAAGTTGCATTGCATTTAATACTCTCATCTATTTATAATTTTTAAAGCCAGATCTTCTAATTCTAGAATTATTATCTCTTTTACTACGTCCAAGATTTTTAAACGGACTATACTTTAATTTACTTATTTTTTCTGAATTTACCAAGGAATTGTCCTCTGATTCACGTCTTTTACTATATCCTCTGTTAGACTGCTGTATTTTTACAAAGGCAACTAATGCACCAAATGCTACCATTCTATCTACATTGAGTCCAGGATGATAAGCTTGCATTTCTTTTAAAAGCATAGGATCAGGTATTCTTTCTATACCTAAAGTTTGTTTCATTACATTCCCTTCTGTATCAGTTTCTTCATCTATTACTTCTCTTAAAAATTCTATTGCGTAAGATATTAAATGACTTTTAAATAATGTACCAGTATTCTTCCAACCATATTCTTGATATACAGTTTTGTTTGATCCAAGATCTTTTAAGAACATTATCTGTTGTTTAGGAACTAAATACCTTTGTTTTTTTCTAGCTATCATATGTTGAATAAATAGTGAAATATTATTTTCAACTATTGTCCAAGCATTATACCATTCTATAATTAACTCTAATCTTTCATGAGTTCTATTAATATCATCAAATCTACCACACCATGCTGCAACAACTTTATCTTTTTCAATAAATTGTTCTACATCTCCACCAGCTAAAGTTCTAGTTACTTCAATAGCATTCTTATATACAAATATACTACATAATGAATCTGATGTAGTTGTCTTACCTTCTGACACAGGATCAATAGAAGCATAGTATGCTCCAAAGTCTGGTCTTTTTTTAGCAGGTCTTTCCCATACAACTATAGTACCTGTTTTATCTTGTTGTTTTTTATTTACTGGAAATTGTGATATAGGAAGTTTGCTTGTTCTCTTTGCTATTATACCTGTTTGATCTCTATCTAGTTTAATTAACTCATATGGATATTCTTTCTCTTCTATCTTTTTAATTTGCTTACTTAATATACCTTGAGGAAATACGGATTCTTTTCTATATGCAAATGCCTCTGCAATGTTTAAAGGTTTCTGAGATATTCTTAATTGAAATTGTTCACCATTTAATTCATTTTTCCATCTTGCTCTTTCTGTATTAATAGCTACTATAGCTTCTTCTACTTGTGAATTACCGTAATCATCTATATAAGGTGGCATAGACCATTGTTCTGGAATAAATAGACCTGCCATACCAATAGTACCATCAGCGTCCATTAGATTGGTTTCTACGGCATATATATCATTAGCTCCTGGATTTAGTATCATATCCTTTAAAGGATTACATTGTTCTAAATCTCCAACAGATCCAGCTGCTATAAATTGTCCTGTTGTCATCATACCTGAAGACATTGCAGGGCGTAAGTATTCATATGTCTGCATCATATTTTTTGCAATCCCAGCTTCCTCATGAAAAAAATATGTACATGGACCCCCTACCCCAGTAGTAGCATTCTTTTCAAAAGAAGCACCCTGTATCTTTGATTTAAGACCTCTTGATGTTTTTCTGTTGTTTACCTTTACTTCTATTTGTTGTTGCCATAATAAAACCTTCTCAGGATTACTAGGTCTATACCATGCAGTATGTTCATTCAAAAAAGTTTTATATTCTTCTAGAAACTTCCATGATCCTTTATCATTAATATAATCTTTTAATGATGCACCAATTTTACATATTGATCCTTCTTCAAACCAATATTGATTTATAATCTTACCCATATGAAAATAAGATGAGGCTATCTGTCTTTTTTTAAGTATTGCAACGTGTTGGTTATTTAACTCAGAAATAATTTCATATAAAGCCATATTATACTGTGCATCCCTTACCTTAGCAAATCCATAATGTTTTTCTTCTTTATCAAAGATAGGTAAGAAGTTAAGCCACATATAATAATCTCTAGTAAGATACCAGACTTTGCCATCATCTTTATATAGTACTCCAGTTCTACATTTATTCTTTTGATCTTCCCAATAGGCTGTAAAATCTTTTGATCTAAAAGGAGAATTACAGTAATAGCCTTCTGAATTAAAAATTCTGGCTTGTTCATTAAATTTTAAAGCTAATTTATTAAAACCATATTCTCCTGGTTCTTTAAATATAGCTTCTAAATATTCTCTAAAGTCACTGTCAGTTTTAAACTCTGTAGTTCCCCATTCTCCATTTTCATATGTTGGTATGATTCTACTCATTATATCTTATGATTGCATATACATCTCCTAATTGCAATAATAAGTGTTCTACACCATTATGTTGCATTGGTGTTGGCATAGCATGATCTGCATATTGTACTGTATCACCAATTTCTATTGATGTTACTTCATCTCCTCTTCCTACAACTGTACCTTGAAATGTTTGTTTAGAAAATTGTTCAGGTAAATACAAGCCAGATTTAGTTTTAGTTTCTGGTTTAATTTCTTTTATTAATAACTTCATTCCTACTGGTACTACTATTTGATTTTTCATTTGTTTGGTTTTTATTATTATAATTGGTCATATGCTAATCCTGCACCACCACGTACTGAACTTTCTTGTTCTTGTCTCATATCTGTAAATGCTCCTTTGTATGATTGTCTAATAGCTTCAAATTTAGCTGCTGCATTTATCATAGAATTCATATTACCATCTCTACCATGTTCTATAGGGGTTACCTCCATATACTTAGCAAGTCTGTCTAACATAGCTTTAATTCCTACATAAGCCCTAAACGTAGGAGTTTCATACATCTTTTTACACATGTCAAGACCATATCTTATTTTAGGATCTTCAGGTGATTCCTCTAATTTAATTTCTTCTATAATTATATCTTCTTTCTCATGTTCAGGCAAATTAAAAAATGGATTTAAATCAGGATTTGGACAAGACATATAAAACAAGTATTGATATACTTGCATATGTGTATTAGGATAATGATCCATAATTTCTTTTAAAAATGGTAGTGTGTAACAGTGTTCTGTTACTACTACCTTACTGTTTTGTATATCAAAGAGTTTTACTATCATTATGCGTCACATAAATCATTACAATCTCTATCCATATATCCTTTTATAGTGCTATAACTATCTGTTACATGTAATCCAAAAGAAGATTGATCTACTTGAAATGCATTCTTCATCATTAATACACACACTGGCAAATACTCATTAGCATAAGGATCAAACTTTTTACTTACAGCAAGTATCTCATTTGCATCTATATATATATCTGTCTGTTTATTGTATGCCATATTTGTTGGTGTTCCATCACTATTATTCTCAACTAATATTTCACATTTTGTTAATGTAACAAATTGTGGTTCCATGTAAGCTATTTTTGCCATGTTCTTTTATTTTTTAATGTTATCTTTTAACCACATTACTAATGAACTTACTTCATCTTTTAAATATGGTAATTCATATATTTTTACTTCTTCTAAAACAGGTTCTCCACCAACATGCTCATTGATAGGATACCCGTTAGTATCTGTACCTACTTGTTTAAATTTTACGTGTTGTATTGTAAGTTTACCTATCTTTAATTTAGGGTTGTGCTTCTTAATAATATACGCATAAATACTTAGCTGTAAGTTATAATGATTTAAATTACAATCATCTAAATGATTCACAGGTCTAAACATTTTGTTAGTAATACCTTCCCAATTAGTAAAACCTTTCTCTTTGATTTCTTTATTAGTCTTGTAATCATTAATGTTTATATATCCATTAACTACTTCAACTACATCAGCCTGTCCACATATACCAATTGATTTTAAATATACTAAATGTTCAGGATATACACCTTCTTCAAGTTTTTGTTTAGGTGCAAACTTAAGACCTTGTTCATCAATAATTGGTTTTATAATAGGTACTTCTACACCATGACGGCCTATAGTATTTAGTTCCATCATATCTGTTTCCCTTTGGTTATGATAAAAGTTACCAAGAGTTATAGCTCTATTTGTTTCACCATCCCACGCTGATATAATTTCTTTGGGAGTCATACCATACCATTTAGATCTTTTGTTTTTAGAAGATTTAATAGCTTGTCCATCTCTATCAAATTTTGGTTTGAACTTCCCTATAAATGATGTTACACTTAACCAAGTGATATTAGCATCATCTATACTCTCATAGAGGTGTCCTTCTTCTTTGAATGAAATAGCCATTAATCTAAAGTTGTATTTGAGTTCCACATATTACCAAATAAAGGCATATCATTCCTTTCAGGTAATTGAACATTATAAATAACAGTAGCTGGTTTTTCAGACAAAAGTGTTATAGCTTCTTCAGGACTAATTTGTTCTTCAGCTAATAGTTCTCCAATTATTTGTGCTTTACTTAATTTCTGGCTCATGTTTTTCTATTTGTTTAATTAATAATTCTTCAGTTTCTTCAGGCATAAGTGAACTCCAATATCCTTTAGGACATTCACTTGATAATGATCTAACTTTAAATGCTAATGAACAACCACAATCAGTACAGCAAGGTTGTGTTCCTGGTGCTAAACAATGTTCTCCTTTAGCATCAAATAAAGAACACTTAATACACACTTGAAATCTATCTGTAGCTACAGCTTCAACATGTTCTTTTTTAAATGTATTATTCTTTATTCCTTCTACTATTTTATCAAGGTTTTTAAATACATCTAAATATTTACTCCATTTATTGTTCATTTCTAAACTTCTTTTTTTTAACTATATCCTGTTCCATTTGTAACATAGCTTTTTCCATTTGAACTATATTAGTTTGTATATCTTCACTTTTTGCAAATCCCACATAAGTTCTTTTAGTTAAATTACCTAATATACTTTTGTTCTTTTTTATAGCTTTATCTAACTTACTTCTTCTTAAATAAAATGTTCCAAGTCCTTCTACATTTATTCTTGGAAATAATAAGTTTGATAAGTCTTTCCTAACCTTAGCATAATAAAAAGCTATAAAATCATCTACTACAGATTGATGAACACCAACTTCATCAGCTATGTTTTTCTTAAAATCTTTATGACTCTTTGGGTTCACTACCTAATATTTTATAATCTAGTAATACTAAACCTTCAGTTTGTACATTAATTTCTTTATTAATAATTATAGTTTTTTTATTAATTCCATCTTTTGCTAGCAATTGTTTTTTCTCTGCTTTAGTAATTGCATTTCTAGCAGATTGTGGACTTTTAAAAATTCCTTTGTCTACTAAACTTTTACAAAATATAGTAAGTTCTACCTTACCCTTTTTAGCTAACTCCATTAAAAATTTAAGATCTGAATTACTTATTAATGTATCATTAAAGAAACAATAAGTTAATATTTGATACTTTATTGAAACATTAATATCTACCTT